AAAAAAACGTGTATCTTTCACTTATGGAGATTGAAAAGAAATGGACAATGCCTATTTCAAACTGGGGATTGATTATGAACCAGTTTATGCTTATATTTGAAAACAGAATCCAGATATAAGAACAAACTTACAACTGAATCCTGTTTCCATTTACACAAAATTTTGGACAGTACCTTCCATCATCATATAAATCCTTGATTTCTACAATTTCTCCAGTTGATTTTACTCTTGCTTTCATAATTTAATCCTTTATATAAACATAACGCTTAGTAATAGTACCGAATGAATGATACCGATGCCAAACTATATTTCCACGCTGAATACTAGTAAGCCAATCACAAGCCTTAAAAACTTGTCCTACATTGTATAAATATGGTCTTTTTTGAATTTTTCTTTTTATTCTTGCTTTCATCGTTCCTCCTTTGTTTTAAAATGTTCAATTAGTTCGTCTACGGTAGCCTTGTGAATGGCGTCCAAATTTACGTCAACATCATTGTAAACCCAATAGGTAGAGAATAGGATTTCTGGACACTGAATCCATTTATCCCCATCCGTAAACCATTGGTACTTGTCTGTATCATCCCTCAATGCAGCGATAGCTAGGAAAAGTTCCTCGTTCGTTCCGTAATCAACACTATCGGTTTCGTCAGGATGTGGAATATTACTGAAAAACTCAATACTATATAGACCGTATTCGGGTCCAGTGAAAATACATAAATCTTTGTTAAGTTCCGCTCCAAACAATCTATATCCCAACTCATCTAATTTCTTTCTAAGTTTATAGGTACTCTTGCGAATAAAGCACGGTGTTGTAAATCCCATAGTTATTCCTCCTTATCTATCTTAATATCCGTTACTTCTCCACGATTAATAAAACGTTCATCAGAGTTATAATATCCAGCAATTACTGTACACAAGGAACGATCTGTTCTACATTGTTCTTGTAGACTACAATTGTCACATGGTGCACTATTCCGCATTAATACTAATTCATGCAGCACCCCATCTATTATTATTCCGTTCTTTACTTTCATAATCAATCTCCTTTCTGTTTAATCCGTTCAAGTACATCCCTGTTGGCTTCTAGTATATCATCGAAAGACGGAATAGGAAACCATGCCAACACGATACTATTTCCAAAAATCCATCTATTATCTTTATCAAAAGCATTTGTTTTATAAAACCTTTCAATTAGAATGCGTGAAACACCACAACACATTGTCAAAACGAAAACTTTTTGTCCTTCTTCCGGCAACCGTTCCTTAACACTTATCCAAGGCGATTGCTTTGACTGCCATTGTGCGCCAGAAATAAAGTCAACAATGCAGTACGGTTCACAATGACGCTGCCTGTTTCTGCAATCATTGGAATATCCCCTTGCCGCTTCTTCTGCTGTCTGTTTGGTTTCTTCCTTTATCATAATTCGTCAAACTCTTTTTGTAATTCTTTTATCTTACTATCCAAAGCATACATATATAACTGAAAGAAATTTTTACCAAAAATTTCTTCCTTTAATGGTACATCATTGTGCATCCTGTTGTATGTAAATATCAATCCACCACCATATTTTATGTTAGAATTTTCAAGTGTCATCTTATGATCTTTGTATTCCTCTATTTTATTGTTTATTTCTATTGCTCTTATAAATTTATCTTTATCCATATCTTTTCTTTCCATCTACCCTAGCAGCATATACATTACTACTAGGAATAGATAATAAATTGTTGTTTTACTCATTTTCACCCACGGTTTGCTCTAATTGCCTATCAAATTCTTTAATACATTCAAATAAATAGTGCGCAATGATAGGTTGTACTGCATTACCTATACACTCCGTTCTGTCCACCCGATCGGGAAGCTCATTATGTTTTCCAGCAAAGCGGGGTGCGGGTATTGACTGTCTTGTTCTCCATCCCGGATATATTCTTGTATGTTGCCCCGATAGGTAGGGCTTCCGAAATACCGATCCCTGGCTGCACCGTGAGCTGTTGTTTTCACGGGAGTAGGCAATACAATATAACCGTTCCCGACCCTGTTGTATGCCAAAGTCGGTGCCTGATAAACATTGCCATTCTGCATCATACCCGATTTCGGAAAGGTTGCATAGGACTCGTTCAAATCCCCGAATAAGGAGCATTGGGCTGTTTTCAATGATGATGTATCTAGGTCTAACTTCCCGTATAACTCGATACATCTCAGCCCATAAGCCACTTCTTTCACCGACAATTCCGACACCTTTTCCAGCAACGCTGATGTCCTGGCAAGGGAATCCACCGCTAATGATGTCAACAAACGTTGGATTTGAATACGTTCTAATATCTCTGTTGATTCCATGGTCTTCTCCAAATTTTTTTTTGATTATACTTGCTTGATACTCTTCATATTCGCAGCTCCAGAGTGTTTTTATTCCAGCAAATGCTGCACCCAAGCCGAAACCTTCTATCCCACTAAACAGAGAGCCGTGAGTCAATTTGCTTTGCTTCATTTCTATCTTGTTTTGAGAGTTATTCTTCTTTCAGTATGCTATCAATCAAGCCGTCTATTTCCTGATCTGATAGAAATTGCTTACCTGCGTCCTTTTGCTTCTGAAGTTCAACTTTAAGCCTATTCTCTATTCTTTTCAACGCTGTACAAGTGTTCTTATCAGGATAATACCAGTCGATAGAACTAAAAATAATTACTTTAATGTGATCTAATTCTAGGCTATCTGGGCAATGCTCATTGAGAAAGTATAAATCTTCTTTGATTAGTTTCTCATACGCCTCCTTGCTTATTTTTATGTTCATATCTGTTCCTTATACGTTAATACAAATATTCTTCTGGATCATATCCTAATTCGATAATCTCCTGTTTCAATTTATTGATATTACGTTTCCATCCCCGACGATCTCCTTTAACTTCCGGGTCATTATTGTCAAGCATGAGCTGAATATCCTTTATCTCTTCGATTTTATCTTTAACTGAATCATCGGTTGAGTAACATTCAGGACATAGCATCTTGCCTTTATTCAATTCTGATTCACGAGTAGAATTTAATTCTACCCATTCTCCGCATTTACTGCATGGTACTGGCATTTCCATAATATTCCTTTTTTTATTAGTTATGATTAAAATAAAAAATGCCTGAACTATCCGCCCAGGCACAAAAAAGGCGGTAGAATTGAATTTACCGCCTAACTTTAGTCTTAATAATTTTAATTATTTCTTGGTATTACCATATGGTTTGCTTTTATTATCATTACTTTTAATAAAAATAGATGCTACGGATACAAGTGTACTAGCACCCATAATCCCAGCAAACCAAGGTTTGTCTAAATAAAGAGCATAACCAGCAAGAACTATCATTACAACTATAGCTAGAAATGCGAAAAACATTCCCCACCAATTCATTCTTCCATCTCTTCTATCAGCTTTTCTAATCAGATTCAATTTATTGCTATCCATTTTATGTCGGTGCGCTTGCTCTTTTACAGAGGCATTAATAAGATAATCGACAATTCTAGGATCAATACTCTTATATGCAGCTAATTCTTGAGGTGAAGGTAGGCAATTGTCATCAACAGTAAAAGTCTGCTCTAATTGTTTTCCAACTCCATCGCCTGTTGCAACTTGTGTTTCTCGCTGTTTTAGTTCTTGTTTACCCATTTTTTAATGCAATTTCATTGAAAGATCTGCGTACATCCCCTTCAATATTTTTTCTGTCTTCCATAAGATTTCTCTTATCATCATTCCTATTTCTGTCTTTTTCTAGAATTTCTTTCCTAATTTCAGAAATAGCTTCGGAGTTCTGCTTATAATGCCCTTGAGAGGCATCACGAAATGTAGAAGCTCCATTTTTAATAAAACGTCCCACTTCTTTTAATATGCACATATTACCTCCATATTTAAATTATAATGCAAATATAAAAATAAAACAGTAAATTAAATGTTTTGTTTCCAAGATTATGCACATTATTAACCATAAAGTCACATTTTAACTAAAAAATTAATCGGTAAATCCAATACGTCAAAGAACAACTACCGATTTTCAGAGGCTCGGTTTACCTCCTTTCTATATCGTTATGAATTAATTGGCAGTTTCATAAAACACATCCATATTGTCTTGCTCTGTCTTCCAGTGGTATGCCCAAATAGAGGTTTAAAAGGGATAACAGACAATACATCCACTGTTTTTATTTCACTCTCGTTCCATTTGAATACAAGAGTGCCGTAAGGCTTCAAGACGCGCATACACTCAGTAAATCCATCGTGTATGAGTGACTGCCAGTCTTTCGGCAGTTTTCCGTACTTTTTAGCCATCCATGAGGTTGCACCAAGTGTTTTCAGGTGCGGTGGGTCGAACACCACCATGTAGAAAGAATTGTCTTCAAATGGAAGGTTGGTGAAATCGGCTATTACATCCGGCTTTATTTCTATGATTCTTGTCTTACCCCTGTCCTTGGCCGTAAGTGTTTCCGAACGTTTGTCAACAAATAAGGCAAGAGGATTATATTTGTCAAACCAAAACATTCTACTGCCACAACAGGCATCTAATATAAGTTTTCCATTTTCCATTAAGCTATTTCTTTTGATTTCTTCAATCTCAACTTTCTCAATACTTTGCAAAGTGCTTCAGTATT